CAATGGCGAGTTTGCAAGACGACGTTCAATCAAAAGCTGAACGAGGTTACTTGTTTGGTTTAGATAAAAGAAAAGTAATGGTGAGATCTACATTTAGTGCATTGAATGCTTTGCTTCAATCTGCTGGAGCTATCTTATGCAAGCAATGGATTATAGAACTAGAAGATATATTTGATACTGATACAAAATTAGTAGGTTGGATTCACGACGAAATAATTATTGAAACTACAAAGGATAAAGTTGACAAAGTCTCTACCAGAGCAGTTGACGCTATTCGAACAGCTGGAAAAAGTTTGCGACTCAAAGTTGAAACAACAGGAGACGCAAGAGTTGGATCGAATTGGTCAGAAATTCATTGACCGCATTATAGCTCAAAGAGTCGTTAAGCTTAGATATAAAGCAAAAGCAAAAGGACTCAAATTTAATATTACTCCTGAATACTTAAGAGGCATTTATCCAGTAGACAATTTGTGTCCTGCTTTAGGAACTACTTTTAATTACTTTGGTGATTACAAAACAAAACCTACGATTGATAGGATTATTCCTGAATACGGATATATCAAAGGGAATGTTGTGTGGGTAAGTCAACAAGCTAACTTAATTATGAGTTGCGCTCACCCAGAAGATGTTATTCGTGTTGGTAAGTATGCAGAAGAGATATTTAAAAAAAGATACCCATTCAACATAAAGTAACAAAAAACAGTCTCCTAGAATGCGCGAGGATTAAAACTTTTAGTACTCCTAATATCATAGTACCCCACAAAAAAGAGGAAATAGTATGTATGTACCAATAAGTCAAGTTTCAAAGTTTATGAATAATCTTGGAATACCAAGAGGCTTTGAGCAAAACACAATTAACAGAAATATAAGAAATAAGAAATTTACCGTGCCTTTTATAAAAATTGGTTTGGTTAAATACTTTAAAAAAGAGGATTTAATAAAATGGTTAGAACAGCAATAACCGCAATAAGAGATTTTCTAATAGTTTTAATTGCAGCAGCTTTAATATGGCTATGCGTTGAACTACAGCACTTATACAACAGCAATTGGTGCGCTGCAGAAATAGATATTATGAAAGATCATATAAGCGATCTTTGGTATTTGAATAACTTAGACGAGGTAGATATACAAAAATGACAACATTATTAATTGACGGAGATATAACTTTATATCAAATAGCTTCAAAATGCGAAGTGGCTACAGAATGGGAAGAAGGTTTATGGACTTTGCACTCTGACTTAAACGAAGGTGTAAAACTATTTAATGAAGAAATAGAGCGACTGCAAGAAAACTTAAACGCAAGTGATTATATTGTGTGTTTAACAGGAAGCAAGAATTTTAGGAAAAAAATATTTCCTGAATACAAAGCTAACAGAGTAGGTAAACGTAAACCTTTAATACTAGGAGCTTTGCGAGCATACGTTATTGAACAACATAGGTCAATGTGTGAAGATACTTTAGAAGCCGACGACTTACTTGGTTTACTTAGTCAAAAACACAAAGACAGTATTATTGTTTCATCAGACAAAGACATGAAAACTATTCCATGCAAATTGTCAATTGATGGAGAGGAAACTATTAACGTTTCGCAAGAGCAAGCTAAATGGAACTTTTATAATCAGTGTTTAACTGGTGACGCAACGGACAACTACAGTGGTTGCCCAAATATTGGGCCAGCTAAAGCAAGTAAAATTTTAGAAAAATCTACTAATTATTGGAAGGCGATTGTTGAAACTTACCAAAAAGCAGACTTAACTGAACAGCAAGCATTAGTACAAGCGCAAATGGCTTACATATTAAGAAAACCTAAAGATTACAATTTTAAAACTAGAAAGGTAAAAGAATGGGCACCAATGACAAAAAGAGTAGTGCTATAGATCCAGAGCATTATAAGCGATTTTTAATTGAGCCGTATGATTTTATATCAAAGAATAAATTGTCGTATGGTCAAGGTAATGTCATTAAGTACACATGCCGATACAACTACAAAAACGGTATAGAAGACCTAGAAAAAGCAAGAAAGTACATAGACTTTTTAATTAAGGAGTTAAAAGACAATGAAAAAACGCGATAACAGATACCTCTATAGGAATAAAACGCCTTCAAAAACTGACGACACTGTGTTGCCTGCTACGGTAGACGACATAATTAAATTAGTTGATGAGACGTTTCCGCCTTTTAATGCAACATTAGATATGAACTCCGATGAGATACGTTTCAAAGCAGGTCAAAGAAATGTTGCTGAGTGGTTAAACAATTTACTAAAGGAAAAAAATAAAAATGTGTATGTTCGGAAGCAGAAGTAGTCCTCAAGCGACTCCTATGACAACGAAAAATTGGGAACTCACCCATTACAACGGCAATATTTATGATCCAAAACCAGACGACGAAGTGGCTAAATCGCTAGAAAAGAAAGAAATCGATTCAACACGCGAAATTCGGACACAGTTGTCTTCCGGCGTAACTTCGCATACTGCTGGTAATACTACTCAACATGGCTTAACAATTAACACTTAGTAAGGACAAATATGTGCAGACGTAAACCTTCGCCACCGCCGCCACCACCGCCACCACCAGCTCCAGTAGTTGCTCCTCCACAAGAAGAACAACAAATTGAAATTGAAGTTGCAGGTGACGATGAGCTAAACCAAGAAGCTCTAAAAAAGAAGAAAGCTAAAAAAGGTAAAGAGCAGCTTAACACTTCTTTAGGAACTGGCAGCATGACGAATAGTGGTCTTTCAATCCCTAATTAGAATTTATGAACTTAGATAAAACAGCTAAAGAGCGGTATGAATCTATGCGTGAGTATCGTGAGACTTATTTAAAACGTGGACGTGAGTGTTCAGAATTAACACTACCTTCCGTTTTACCTGATGACACGATGTCAAACACAAGTGATTTGTACACTCCGTACCAATCTGTTGGTGCAAGAGGCGTAAATAACTTGGCGTCAAAACTTTTATTACTTTTACTCCCACCAAACCAGCCCTTTTTCAGATTAGTAACTGACGGCAACACAAAAGAGCAGATGCAACAAACTCCAGAAGTTAAAACTGAAATAGAAAAGTCTTTAGCTAAAATTGAGCGCGAAGTTATGGGAGAAATAGAATCTCTTGCAATTCGTGTTCCTGTGTTTGAAGCACTCAAACATCTCATCATCTCAGGAAACGTACTAGTACACATGCCAAAAAAAGGAAACATGAGAGTATTTCCTTTAAACCAATTTACTTGTCGTCGGGACCCAGAAGGTTTAATTCTTGAATTAATTATAAAAGAAACTGTTTCACCTTTGTCGTTTGACGAAGAAATAAGAGCAGCTGTAATGAACGAACAAGAAGACATTCCGTCAACTGCTACTGTAGATTTATACACAAGAGTATGCTTAATTGAAAAAGATAAGTATTACGTGTGTCAAGAAGCTAACGATTACAAAATTCCGAAATCAGAAGGCTATTATAAAACTGATGATATGCCATTTAGCGTTTTGCGTATGATTCGTATGGACAACGAAGATTACGGAAGAAGTTATGTAGAAGAATATTTAGGAGATTTAAAATCTTTAGAAGGCTTATCGCAATCATTAGTTGAATCAGCAGCAGCTTCGTCGAAAGTTGTGTTTATGGTTAGACCAAACTCAACAACGAAAAAAAGAGATTTAGCTACAGCTCAAAATGGAGACATTATTACAGGACAACAAGATGATGTTGCTGTACTACAAACTGATAAGCAATACGATTTAAGAGTGGTTGCAGACGCAATCTCTCGTTTTGAAGAGCGTATGAGTTACGCTTTCTTATTAAACACAGCTGTTCAAAGAGACGCTGAAAGAGTTACTGCTCAAGAAATACGTTATATGGCGAATGAATTAGAAACTGCTTTAGGTGGTGTGTACTCACTACTATCGCAAGAATTTCAATTGCCATTAGTTAGAATATTACTAAAGCGTATGGGATCAAAAGGCTCAATTCCAAAATTGCCAAAAGGACTTATACGTCCAACTATCATCACTGGAGTTGAAGCGCTTGGAAGAGGAAATGATTTACAAAAGCTTAGAGAATTCACAATGGAAATACAAAATATTGCTCAAATTAATCCACAAGTTGTACAGATGTTGAATCTTACTGATTTAATATCACGTATTGCTACTGGACACGGTATTGATACAGAAGGTTTAATTAAAACTGACGATCAATTAAGGGCTGAAGCTGAACAAGCAGCAGAAGTCGAAACACAAAATCAGATGGTAGATACAGCTACTCAAGCTGCACCACAAGTAGCTAATACAGCAGCTAAAGCTATCGCTGATACAATTCAACAACAAGGAGTAGACATTGGTTGAACAAGTAGAAATAAAGCAAGAGGAGTCTACGTCGGAAAAGCCCGAAGTAGTTACTCAACAAGAAATAACTCCCGAAGTTAAACCTGAGGAAACAACAAGACCAGAGTGGTTGCCAGAAAAATTTGCTAACGCAGAAGATATGGCTAAAGCTTATGGTGAACTTGAGAAAAAACAGAGTCAATCTGAACAGCCAAAAGCTGAAGAAGAAACTAAAAAAGCTGAAGAGAATAGTTTAGAAATAGACAAAGCAGCAGAAGACGCTGTTGAATCTGCAGGTTTAAGTATGGACACACTCCAAGCAGAATATGATTCTACTGGAGAACTTAAAGAGGAGTCTTACGAAGCACTAGCAAAAGCTGGTGTCAATAAAGAATATGTAGACGCTTTTATTGAAGGTCAAAAAGCTATTGCAGACCAAATATCCAACGAAGTTAAATCAACAGTTGGTGGAAATGAGCGCTACAACGAAATTGTTAATTGGGCAAAAGGTGGTTTAAATCCAGAAGAAGTTACTGCATACAACAACGCAGTAAATTCAAATGACTTAAATGCTGTTCGATTAGCAGTCGCAGGTTTACAATCTCGTTATGAAGCTGCGAATGGTAGAGATCCTGAGTTAGTGGCTGGTAAAGCTGGTTCTGATGCAGGAGGTGGCTATCAATCATGGGCTCAAGTTACAGAAGCTATGAATGATCCTCGGTATGCGAAAGATTCTGCGTATCGTGCGCAAATTCAAAAGAAAATCGGCTCAAGTAATTTGTAGTTGTGCAGCCTTTTTAGGCGGCAACACCCGCTGTTTTAGATTAAGTGTAATACGCTTGACACTCTAAGGAGTACAATCTTGAATAAAAACTGAAATTCTAAACGGCTTTTTTAAACAACAATCCAACAAAAGGATAATACTATGGCTAATGCTGCCCCCGTAAGTGTGGGTCAAGTCAACGCAGCCGGTACTGAAGACGCGTTGTTTCTGAAAGTCTTTGCAGGAGAAGTTTTAACTTCCTTCGACAGAGCTTCAGTAACAGCAGGAGCAGAGATGGTTAGATCTATCTCTAATGGTAAGTCAGCAACATTCCCAGTTATGGGAAGAGTTGATGCGGCTTATCACGCTGCAGGCGCCGAAATACTAGGCTCGGACGTAAACCACAACGAAAAAGTCATTACTATAAATGACTTACTACTTAGCTCTGTGTTCTTATCGAACATTGAAGAAGCTAAGAATCATTGGGACGTTAGAAGCGCTTACTCTACTGAAATTGGTAGAGCTCTCGCTTTCCAAAAAGATAAACACGTTCTACAAACAATCGGTCAAGCTGCGCAAGCTGCAACGAACGTAACAGGTGGAGACGCTGGTACTGTGTTAACTAACACTGGTATCGCTTCTGCAACTGCTGCAACTGCTGCAAACGCGATGATTGATTCATTGTTTGACGCTGCTTCTAATTTAGATTCTCACTACGTACCAAAAGATGGACGTAAGTGCTTTCTCAGATTAGAAGAGTACTACAAACTAGCCAACGCTACCAACGCTGTGAACGTAGATTTCACTGGTGGTGCAAATGGTGGAGTTGCTGAAGGTAAAGTAATGAAAGTTGCTGGAATTGAATTAATTCCAACACCTCACTTTGTTGCTTCTAACATCACAACAGCTCTTCCTGATTCAGGTAAATCAGCTTCTGTGTCAAACCCACAAGCTGTTAACCTAACTAACTACGTTGCGCTTGTTTGTCACCCTTCAGCTGCAGGTACCGTTAAATTAATGGATCTTGCTGTTGAAAGCGAATATGACATTCGTAGACAAGGTACGCTAATGGTTGCTAAATATGCTATGGGTCATGGTGTATTAAGACCAGAAGCTGCAGTTGGTATTAAAGAAGCGTAAGCTTTAATAATACTACTACAACAGAAAACTAGAGGAGAGGCGAAAGTCTCTCCTCTTTTTTATTTATAAGGATTTTATGACATTTAGAATTACCCCCACTTCAGAATTGGACGCAGTAAATACTTTATTAAGTATTATTGGTGAAGCACCGGTTAACTCTCTTGAAAACAATACAGGAGTTGACGTTGCTTTGGCGCTACAAATTTTAAATGAGACAAACGTTGAAGTGCAATCAAGAGGTTGGCACTTTAATACAGATATAAATATCTTGGTTAATCTTGATGACGATAGCAAATTGCCTTTAGCAAGTAATGTTGTATCTTGCGATGTTGCTAAAAAGAGTGCAACAGACATAAATATTGTTTATCGCAATGGCTACGTTTACAATTTAGATGACCACACTGATATTTTCACTTCTGAATTATATGTAGACCAAATTACAATACAAAAGTTTGACCAATTGCCTGAAGCATTTAGAAAATTAATTGTAACGCGTGCAGGCAGAAAGTATCAAGCACGAGTAGTAGGCTCTACTGAATTAGCAGGATTTACTGAAATGGACGAACAAGTTGCAACAGTTGATGCAGAACGCATTGATGCAAGCACAGCTGATTACAACGTACTTACTGGCACTCACACTACATACTCTATTATTAACAGACCACGAAGAAGAACTTACTAATGGGTTTAATATCACAAAGCATTCCAAACTTAGTTAATGGGATAAGCCAACAAACTCCCACACAACGAAATATAACTCAGTGTCAATTACAAGAAAATGCGCAGTCAAGACTTGTGGAAGGTTTAACAAAGAGACCTCCACTTGAATATAGTGCGGATCTCGGAAGTGGTGCTGCTGGCTTAAACGACTTAATGGTTGGTGTACAAAGAGACTCTGATACAGCTTATACAGCCCATTTTAAACAAAACGATGTTGACGTTTACAACTTAAGTGGTGTAGCAAAAAATGTTACTTTTCCAAATGGTACTGCTTACTTAAATACTTCTACTCCAAACACTCACATTAAAACGGTGAATGTTGCTGACTACTTGTTTGTTGTTAATACCAATATTATACCCGCAATGGCTGCAACAACATCTGCAGCAAAAATCGAAAGAACATTATGCTATTCTAAACTTTCTAATTACGGAGCAATGTACGAAATTGCTGTTTATCACCCAAGCATGAGTTACGAAATTGGAGTACAATTTCAAATGCCAACAGGCAACGCTTACGATACTGACGCTAAATTTAGAGACACTACGAAAATAATGGATATTTTGTGTTATGGCACTTCGTCAACACACTGGAATGCAAGTGCAGACGGTATTGGATTCAAATCAGTAAGAAAAGATACAGGCGCTACGTTAAGCACGACACAAGGATTAAAAAATTACTCTGGTATTACAAGTTATTTTACAGTAGGTGTTTACAACTCAACTCTCGATATAAAACCAACAGACAGTAATACTAGTTACACAGTTAAAACTTCAGATGGTTACGGTGGAAACGCTTTGTATTCTGTTCGAGATGAAATACAAGATTTTGCTAAACTTCCGTACAACGCTCCTACTGACGCTATTATTAAAATAACTGGTGATGAAGGAGACGCACTTTCTGATTACTACGTCAAATTTATACAAGAAGGTTTATGGCGAGAAACAGTTGGACCTAATGTTGTTACAACTATTGATGCTGCGACAATGCCTCATGCTTTAGTGAATAACAATGATGGTACTTTTACATTCAAACAGCTTTCTTGGACATTAAGAAATTCTGGTGATGCTTATACAAACTCAGATCCTACTTTTATTGGCTCAAAAATAAACAACATTTTATTTTACAAAAATAGATTAGGATTTTTAAGTGGCGAAAATATTATATTTAGTGAGAGTGGAGAGTTTTACAATTTCTTTGCAACAACAGGAACTGACACACTAGACACCGATCCAATTGATATTGCTGCTTCTTCAATGCAAGTTTCAACTTTAAAGCACGCAATTGAGTACAACGAGCAACTACTACTATTTTCAGACACTACACAATTTATTTTGCAATCTGATGGTGGCACGATGACACCTACAACAGTTGGGATAGACGCAACAACACAATTTGAACACGCAGCAAAGATGGCTCCAATTCCAGTAGGAAATTACATTTACTTTGTACAAGAAAGAGGAGATTTCTCGGCTATTAGAGAATACTACGCAGATAATGACACCTTAACTAATGATTCAGTAGATGTTACAGCCGGAGTAAGTACGTACATTCCAAACAATTTAACATCATTTGTAGTGTGCCCAATGGAAGACACAATGTTTTTTGCAAAAGGTAGTAGCATTTACGTTTATAAGTATTTTTGGGATTCGAATGAAAAGATACAAGCTTCATGGAGTGAGTGGAAATATGATGTAACATTTATTGGTTTATTTGTAGTCGATAGTACAATTTATGCTTGGGGTAATGACGGAAGCCAACTTCGACTTTACACAATTGACGTTCAAAATTTAAGTGATACAGGATTAACTTACAAAGTTGCTTTAGACCACAGAGTAAAATTAACTGGTACGTATAGTGCTGTAACAGAAAAAACTTCATTTACAATGCCGTATGGCGAAAAAGCAGGGTTAATAGCAGTTAATGCAGTAAACGGTGCAGATTTAGTTATTTCTAATTCTGGCGCTACTTACTATGTTGATGGCAATTATACGAGTGTTTATTTTGGTAAACAGTATGAAACAAAGTACCAATTTTCAACATGTTATTTAAGAGAAGAAACTTCAAGAGGAAATGTAGCTGTAACTTCTGGACGCATGCAAGTAAGAACTTATGCACTTGATTACCAAAATAGTGCTTTCTTTCAAGTAGAAGTGGATCCAGTAGATAGAGATCCAACTACTTACACATTTAACGGAAGATTAATTAGTAATCCTTCGTTTGAGCTCGGATCCCCTACAATATTATCTGGAACTTTCTCAGTACCAATACAATCAAAGAACGATCAGCATACAGTTACAGTCAAAACAAGTAGTCATTTGCCGTTTCACTTAATTGCCGCTGAAATAGAATCTTTTTATAACAGAAGGTCAACTAGAGCTTAGTATGGTAACGGAGGCTTATGTAAGAAATGCTGAAATTGAAGATGCGTACGAGTTAAGTGGCAAATTAAGAGCAGAAGATTTAAACGAATTAATAATTGCAGGAAATGTAAAACCACTTGAAGCTTTACTCGGAGGTTTTGGAGGAAAAAACACACAAATATATTCGATTATAAATGAAGATAAAGTAGTAGGAATGTTTGGAGTTGGAGATTGCCCATTCTTACCTAACTACGGAGTTGTGTGGCTACTTGGAAGTAGCGAGATAGATTCAATAGGAAGACAATTTTTAAAAGAGTGTCGTATCTGGATTCGCAAAATGCAAGATAGATATGATGTAATTTATAACTGGGTTTATCCTGAAAATTGGAAGTCTTTAAAATGGCTACAATTTTGTGGATTCGAAATCCGAGCAAAAAAACCATACGGAATACAAAACGAAGAATTTTATTTAATGATAAGGGAAAAACAAAATGTGTGATCCAGTAACACTAGCTGTTGCAAGCTTTGGCCTACAAGCCGGCACGGCGTACATGCAGTATCAAGGTGAAAAAGATATGGCAGAGTACAACGAAGCACAAAACTTAAGATCAAGAAAAGAAGCACTTAAAGCTTACGGCGAAGATCAGATGCGCATTGATGCAGAGCAAATTGCAAAAAACGAAGAAGCTTCAAGAGAACAATTTAAAAATCAAAGAGACAAAAGAGAAGCACTGCACGAAGCAAGAGCAAGTGCTGGTGAAGGTCAAGGAATGCTTTATGCAGTAATGAGAGATATTGGTTTTGATTATGATTACGATGCAAACTTACTGCAATCTGGAATAGACGGTGCAAATCGTATGTACATTGATGCAGAAAAAGATGCGTATGCAGCTATGCAACGTAATTGGTATAATTTGCCACCAGTGCATCGTCCGAGTGCTTTAGGTCTTGCGATTAATGTCGCGAGTGCTGGTGTCAATTCTTATAGCAATTATCAAAGCGGTAATTATGGGCAAAGCTCAAGCTCAGGAAGTAGTACATCATAATGGCATATCAATCAACATACTCAGGCTCAAGACCTCATATAAGAACTACAGAATTAATTCAAATAGCAGAAGCACTAAGAAATAGTGCGACGCCAGCTCTTAATAGTTACGCAAGTTATAAAGGAAAAGAAATTACCAAAAAGACAGATCGTGATGCAGATATTGCCGCAAGATCAACTGAAGCTACAAGTTACGCAAAAGCAGTTGAAAATGGAGAACTTGACGGAACTCAATCTCCATATTGGCAAAGTGTTTACGAAAACAATAAAGGAAAAGCATTTGGTATTACTTACGCTACTCAAAAAAACTCATCTTTAAATGATTGGGTTTTAGCAAATAAAGAAGAAGATCCTGATTGGGTTGATAAAGATGGATCACAATATGCGCTTTGGAGTGCTGATTACGATGCTTCATACTTTAAAGAAACGCTTAGCGGTAGTAGTGATTTCTTTTTAAAAGGTCTTGATACTTACGTTACATCTTCAAATATGAATTTAGCGGCTCAGTATCACAGTCGACAAGTAGAAGAGCAACACCGAATTTTAAAAAAGAACATTGCTACTATCATAGACGATGGGCTCAACATGTCTTTAATGTCAAATCTTTCTACTGAAGAAATATATGAAGTGTTAGATCGAGAAGGCGCTAATGCCAAACTATTAGCTGGAATAAGTGGAGCAGAATTTAATGCTTTAGCTATTGGAGCTTACGAATCAAAGATTGCCGAATTAACTATAAAAGGTGATCCGGATTCTGATTATGCTTTAGCTTTAAAACTTATGAAGCAAGCGCAAGATTTTAAAAGAACCAATGGCTCTACTTTGTTTAACGCTGAAACTAAAGAAAGATGGGCAGACTTAGAGCAAAAGCTATATGCAGAAATGGAGCAACACGAGTACGAATTAGACAAACAACGCAAAGAAATTTTAACTGTTGAGTTTATTAAAGACCAAGAAGCAATCGTTGAAAGAGCTTTTCTTGGTAGTGCACTCGCAGGTGTGGATCCTATTGCTAGCCAAAAAGCAGCATTTGCTAAAGAAGCATTTCAAAAAATAATGCTGCAGTATGCTTACAACAATCCGGATCTTGATTTAGAAGACGATACAGACAAAAATATACTTATGGTGTATTCAAAAGATGTCGGCGATGCGATTGTGGCATATTATCGTAGTCAATACCAAGATGACCTTATTCCGTTTGATGTCGAAAAGTGGCAGAATGGCAATTTGGCTTATGGAGTAAACAACATTGAATTAATAGGTAGTGCTGATAACAGTTTTGATTCTGCAAAAGCCGAATTAGAAGCGGCCGTTGCTGAGTACCGCGAATCTCAATCTGGACCAATTGCTGACT